CTAAAAAACTCACTTTCGTTCTGTAGTGCAGAAATAATGTCCTTCGTAATGTTGTTAGACAGACTGCTAATTGGCATAGACTTTTCTTGGATTGTTCGGCCAAAGCTTTTAAGTCCTGTATGAGACAAGAACAATACGTCTGTGCCGGTGTACTGCACAGTATCTCTGTCAACACAGCCAACACCCGCTACGGTGTCTGCAATTGACATGGTGGCAGGAGCCTCTGCTCCCTGGTACGCAATGATGCTGTGCTTACCAAAGATAATCAGCAATCCATTGTGTGCCGCCAGCGCAACAATCTCGTCATAGCCGTCAGGCCATACCTTTGAGATATCAATATTGCCGCTAGTACCACCAGACCAGTCATGCCCAATAAGTAGATCAGACCAGTAAATAGTAGATTTGTTAGTGCTAAAGTCAGCCGTCCAGAGCCGACCATAGGCCGCTAGAACTTCGTTGCCGTACATAGCGCTTGTAACACCAGCCGCACCAGAAACGCTACTGAGCGTGATTACAGAGCCTCCTGCGTTGTCATAGACAAGTGGCTGGAACCCACGCTGGAAAAAATAGATCTTGTCGTTAAAATCTACAAGCTTCCAGTTGTCAGCAGTAATTGTGTAACTACCAGGCGTTTCATCAACCAGCGTAGTCGTTCCACTAATAATCTTGTTGTTGCCTACAGAAAAGATCTTAGTGTTACCGGCATCATCCCTGAACTCTTTAATGGCTCGCAAAGAATCAGTGCCAAGCACAGTCTTGTTAGTCGTAACAGCCGCATGACCCTTACGTGCGGCAATACGTCCTCGCTTGTCGATTACAGCGTTATCTGCAATCTCAGCAAAAGACGGATCCTGTGCCAACGGCGAGTCTTCGGTGTTAACACCCTTAAAGGCCGGAGCTACAAGATTGATGCTTTGCAGTTGTTGAGCCATATCAAACCGTCCTAAATACCATCTCTTCTGGGTGCTTTGCCGCATCAATTGCTATGGCATCTGATAGATACTGGTTAGCAATCTGGAAGTATTCGGCAGTCGATGTGCCACCCGTTTCACCACGCTCACGCGCAAGTAACGCTACCGCCAAGTGAATAACAGGTTGAGCAGGAATAAGCAGTGAATCAGTGTTAGCTGAAAGATCTGCTTGTCGCTTAACAAGATCGACCCGAATGCTGTACACGCCATCAGGTGTAGGGCCAACCAAGATTTGAGTATCGCCGTTACCGTCTAGACCGTTGTAGGTAAAGTACTTAGGCGCACCCTCAGAAGCATTAGAAATGTACAGCGCATCGTTAAACCAATCCTTAGTCTGATACTCCATAAAGCAGTTCTGAGTATCGTTGAGCATTGACATGACTTTTACGTTATCGCCACCACCTGTTAGTGAATAGGTGTTGTCCGAAGCAGTCGTTGAGATCGTGAGTGTTTCTCGAAGTGCAGACCAGTCTGCCGCCTGACCTACCAAGGTCTTAGCATCGTTAATAAAGTCACCTACCATCTTGTTGTAGGTAGTGCTTGTAACGGATGTGGTCTCTTCTTCTCGAAGACGACGCAGTACGCTATTCATTAGGTTTAAATATGTCATACGCTTCTAGCGCCTCCAGTAAACATTCCAATCCGTAACGGGTCAGCCAACTTACGTCGTGTTAAACCTCGCTGGAACTTCTCAAACTTTTGGGGTTGGATAGGTGTGGCCGCCGCTATTTGACCAGGCAACATAGCTTGCTGTGCCGCAAGACCTAACAGACCCGCACCCAAGCCTTCTCCAATGCCAGCAATACCTTGGCCCAAACCCTCTAAGCCTTGACCGATACCAGATACTTCGGACATTAACCCGCTGACTTCACCGCCTATTTCGCCTAGCTGTCCAGTAACATCACCAAACTGCTCAGAAACACTAGTCTGGAATGCTTCTTGTGCTTCAGCCTGACTGATCTGACCTTCTTGCAGTGCCTTGATATCGACGTTTACATCTGAGAACAGATCATCAACGGTGCCGCCAAATTCTTCAAATTGCTTCTTAGTAGATTCATCTAATGCAGTAATGTCGCCACCAACAGCAATAATGGCTTCTTGCAGATCAGCTCTTTCTTCTGCCGCTTCTTCAGCTTGTGCTAGTGCATCTTCTTGGTATTGGGCAAACGCTTCTGCTTGGCTAATTTGGCCTTCCTGCAAAGCTTCAATATCAACACCAACACCTTCAAATAGTTCATCAATGCTTTCGCCAAACTCCTCAAACTGCTTCTGTGTTGCCTCGTCAAGCTTTGTTATATCTCCGCCAACAGCAATGATGGCTTCTTGTAACTCTAGCCTTTCTTCTGCCGCCGCTTCCTGACCAAGAGTTATTGCGTCACTTAAATCTTGTTGAACACTCCCAACAATCTCATTGACTTGATCTTCGCTTACAGATGGCGGGAACTCTATGTTTCCAATAGCAGTCTTTACAATCTCTCCAACCTGATCCTCAGTCATGCCCTCTGGAAACTCGATGTTGCCAATAGCGTTATTAACTATTGTTCTAACATCGTCTGATGTCATGCCAGGAGGAATGTTACTAACTGCCTCATTAACAATGTTGGTTACATCTTCTGTTGTTACTCCTGAAGGCTGTTCTACAGGCGTTGGAGGCTGTGTTTCTACAGGTGTAGGCACTCCTATTCCTTCATCTTTAGGAGGCTCAGTAGATGGCACAGGCTCGGTAGGTTGAGCAGGTGGAGGTTCAGTAGCGTATTCGGGGAATAACGCATCTGTAATTGGAGTATCTGACTCCTGACCTGTAGCTTGCTCACCTGCCGGAACTCCAGTTCCTTGGCCTGTACCTACATCGGTTTGTGTCGCCGCATCAATAGCTTCTTGAATTGGATCCGCAGGCAGTTGCACGGGAGGCTGTCCTGTTGCCGCTCCTGTGTCAGCAGGTTGCCCCGCACCAGATGTAGGCTCTCCAGTAACTGGTTGTCCTTCTACAGGTTGTCCTTCAACTGGTTGTGCAGAAGGCTGTCCAGTAACCGGCTGTCCTGTAGATGGATCAACAGGAGGTTGTGCAGGTGCCTCACCAGCAGGTGCCTCACCAGCAGGCGGTGCTTCTGGCGGTGCCTCAGGCGGTGGCTCTGGTGGCGGAACCGGAGGAGGCGGTGGTGGTGGCGGTGGCACAACAGGTGGAGGTGGCGGTGGTGGTGGTACTGGTGCAGGTGCAGGCGCAGGTGCAGGCGCACCTTCTTCACCTTGGCTTTGTTGTGGTTGCTCTTGTTCAACGGGTTCTGGTTCGGGCGGAGGCTCAGGCGTTAACTCTGGCTCCTCTTCATACTCAATCGGCTCTCCTTCTACCTCTGCTTCACGCGGTGCCGTTGGTGCCTCTTGAACATCAAGCAAAATGGCTCGTATTTCTGGAGAAACATCACTTGTATCCATAGGATCTAAAGCAGGATCTGTAGATGTAGGAGGCGGAACAATTCTTTCGTTCGAAGGTGGATCAAGATTTAACAAAGCATCTTGGTCAAGACTGGTATGAAAACCTGTAGTAGCTTCTGAGCCAGAAATTAAAATGTACCCACCACCAGAGTCTTGAGCCAAAATTAAATTGTTTTCTACAAGAAGATCACTAAGACCTTGCAAGTCACCATCTTGCATTAATACAGCTATAGCTTCTGGAGGAAGGCCGTGAGCAGATACGCCAGACGTTGTAGTCCATGCGTTTTTGTCATTAACAAACTGCTCAAGAATTTGCTCAGGTGTAGCGTCTGGGCTAATCCCTACTGGAAATCCAGCATCATTGTAGTAAACGCCATTAATTAACTCATCGCCTTCAAATGGGTTTGTTATTTCTGCCATAGGTTCAGGCTGAACAGTTGTGTCAGTAGTTAAGTCAGCCGTAGTGTCTGCAAGCTCTGAATCTGCATCATCAACTGAACTAGCCATAAAGTCTTCTAAAGAAGGGCCGCTAGGCTGAGGCGATACGTCGTAAGCCTCTTCATAAATAGACTGTAAGTTTCCTGCTAAAGCTTGAAGCTGATTACGCATTAGA